TCCTGCACGCTGTCGGCGAACTCGACGGTGGGGCGCTGCGGGGTGGCGGCGCCTCCGAAGACATGCCGGTCCACCGCGAGGAGCGCCTCGACGTGGTGCGCGAGCGCGGGCCGCCACCGCAAGACTTTGCGGCCCCGAGTCGTCATGGAGCGGCGCTCCTTGGAGACGACCTCGGTCGCGGTGACAGCGACATCCCCGCCGATACCGAAGGTCTGCCCCGAGTAGCCCGCCGACCGCAGGATCTGATTCACGAGGTCCTCGGCGGTCTCGCGGTGCTCCTGCACGCGGATCGCGAACTGCGCGACCGTGAGCTGTGCGCCCGAGTCCGCGCGCGCGAGCATGTTCAGCCCGGCGAACGCTTCCCTGTCCGGGTTCCAGCTCGCCCCCTTCCCAGGGCCGGCCGACTCCAGGTACGCCTCCGGCACGACGATGCGGCCCTTGCCGATTCGGATGTCCCGCATCCAGCTGCTGTAGGTCTCGTCGAGCTGGTCCATGAGCGGCTCAACGCCGTCAAGGTCGGACCGGCCGAAGTCCTTGAGGTACTCGTCCCTCCTCCAGCGGCGCGTCGTCTGGTTCGGGACGTGGGAGACGTCGAGGCCCTCGTAGCCGGTTTCGATCTCCCCGAACTCGCCAACCAGCGTGGCGAAACCCTCGGTCGCCGGTGCGTCCTCCAGAGGCACCGCCCGCCCGAGCTTCGAGCGCGTGCCCTGGTAGAGGCCATGCTGGACGAAGCCGGGCTCGTGGCGTTCCAGGTGGCGCCAGACCTGTCCGTCTTCCTCGCGTACGACGCTCCAGAAGGTCACGGCGGATAGGCGCCCCCAGGTGAATTGGGGCACCGCGCGGTCGGCGTGCACGATGTCGGTCCAGGCGTGGTCCGCAAGGGCCTTGTCGTAGACGGGGCGCAGGTAGACACCGCCGAGGGCGCTGCCGATCTCGGCACCGGCCTGGAGGCGGGCGAGCATTCCCTCGTCGGTCAGCTCGTCGAGCCGGGTCTGTGTGGTGACGTCGTCCACGGTGAAGGTGGGCGGCTCTGAGAAGAGGAGGTCGGCGGAGCCCGCGCAGATATCCCCGGCCAGGGGGACGTGCACCTTCGTTCGGCGCTCGCCGGGCGAAGCCGGGGTACCCCACCACCAGCGGGCGATACGGCCGACTACGCCGCCGGAGAACTGGTGGCGGCGCCGCGGGTCGGGGCTGGCGCCGGAGCCGCCGCCGTAGAGCTGCTCCAGGCGGTCGACGTCGCCGGACCACCAAGTGTCCCAGGTGTCCATGAGGGCGAGGGCGGGCGAGAGCTGGGGCGGGGGCCAGGGGACGTTACCCGTGGGCAGCGGCATCCGGCACCTCCTCGTCGTCCAGGCCCACGCCGTCGATGGCGTGGGCGATCTCTCGCAGGGCGTCCGCGTACGGCTTCCGGATGTCCTCGACGACTCCGTCGTGCATCTCGAAGGCGATCGTCCCGGCGACGGTGATGTTGTCGCCGAGTCCTACCGTGACGGGTAGAACGAAGTCCGCAGCCATCAGGCGGCCACCTCCAGTTGAGTCGGCAGGTACGGGCGCCACAGGCTCTCCGTCGTACGGACGCCGTACCGCAGCGCGTCGCACGAGTGGTCGTTCTCCTTGATCGGCTTGTCCTCGCCGCGCTCGGCCGCCGCGTCGTCCCAGGAGTACCCCGGCAACTCGTCGATCAGCCCGCGTGCGGACTCGTGCACGCGGAGCAGGTCGGAGGAGAACAGCGAGGAGACCGTGCGGATTCCGTCGAGGACGGAGTTGTCCGCAGGCTGCACGCCGCGCACGCCGTCGCGGTGCAACTGCTCGATGTACGACGACGCGGACGGGTCCACGATCGTCCACTCCGGGGCCACGCCGACGATGTTCTGTTCCGGCTGCGGCACCCGCGCAAGCCAGCCGCGCCGCGCCTTCGAGTACTCCGCGTCGGTGAGGGACCGCCGCTCGCGCCGCGAGTCCCACCGGAACTCGCTGACGACGTACAGGCGCCGGTCCGCACCCACGCCCAGGAGCACATCGGCGTACGGGTTGACGGTGCCGTAGTCGATCGCGTCGCACACCCACCGGTCGATCCGCGGCAGGTCCCGCACGACGTGCCGCGTGGGGTCGAAACTCTCGTAGATCGCGCCCTCGGACTGGACCCAGTGCCCGGCGATGAAGCGCCTGTACCAGAGGCCCACGTACTCGGCTTTCAGCGAGGAGACGTACGCCGGGTCCAAGGCAGGGTTGTCGTCGAGGGTGAAGTGCCACGCCCTGAGGTCGAGTTCGTCTTCGCGGTCGAGGAACTCGCGGCGGAGCCAGTGCCCAGGGTTGTCCGGGTTGGTCGTCGCCAGCAGCCGCGCGCCCGGCACGGACAGGCGGCCGAGGAGCTGATTCCAGAAGCCGCGCGGGATCAGCGTGGCCTCGTCGACGTAGGCCAAGCAGGCAGTCAGGCCGCGCAGGCGTCCCTCCGCGCGGGAGTCCGCCGCGCCGACGAGATGCACGGTACGGCCAAGGATCGTAGCGACCGTCGCGCCCCGAGTGTGGACGACCTGGCGGGCGATCGGCCCGAACAGCGCGTCATCGGCAAGCGGGTCCAACACGTTGCGCTCGATGGTCTGGAGCGAGCGCCCCACGATCACGATGAGCCCGGAGGCGGGCGCCGTACTGACCGCGATGAGGAAGGCGATCAGCGAGGCTACCGTCTTCCCCGACCGGATCGCGCCGTGCCAGATATTGATGCGCGCGACCGCGCCCGCAATGCTGCGGATCTGCTTCCGGGACAGAGGCAGGGCGTCCAGCATGTCAGCCCTCCCCGGTGTCCTCCGGGGCCTCGGCGATCCGGCGCAGGCCCTCGGCGAGCCCGCCGAGCATCGACTTCGCGGCGTCGAGGCCGGGGTCGCCGTCGAGCGCTTCGAGCTTCGCCGCCTGGGCGAGGTGGGCGCCGGCCGCGAGGGCGAGCGCCCGTTCGTCCTGGGCGGGTACGTGGTTCAGGTTCTTCGTCTCGATGCCGTTGACGCTGGTCGCGGTGAAGTCGTAGCCCGCTGGTCCGGCGTCGGCTTCGAGGCGGTCGTAGATCTTCTCCGCGCGGGTGTACGCACGCTGGACGAGGGCGGCGCGGCGCGCCTTGGCGTCGATCACGCGGGCCTCCGTTGCGATAGCGGTGTGGGTGCGGTCGAAGGAGAGGCCCAGCTCGGCGGCGAGGACGCTCACGGTGCGGGGGCCGCGCCCGATCCGGCGTGCGATCTGGTTGCGGCCGAGTCCTTCGGCGTGCAGCGCGCGGACGGCTTTCCGGTCCTCGTCGGTGACGCGACGCTGGTCTCGGCGGAGAGCCACGGGCACCTCCGGACATGTGAGAGCCCGGCCGTGACGGGGGTGCACGGCCGGGCCAGGTCTGTGGAGGGGCGGGGGCTACGCCTTGCAGAAGCCCGACGCCTTGAGCGCCGCGTTGATCGCCTTGCCCTGCTCCTCCGTCGTTGTCACGCCGTCGTACGAGAAGCGGGCGCTCGCGGTGGCATCGAGGTTCGTGCCGCCGCCGTTGATCGACGCGCACTGGTTGCGGGCCGCGTCGATCGCCTTGTCCTCGTGCGCCTTGTCGGCCGCCTTCGGGGCCACGGCGCGGAGGGCGAGGAGGAGTGCCTTGCGGTCGGCGCCGGTGGGCTCCGGGGGGATGCCGGCCGCGGCTTCGGCTGACGACATGTCGGTCGAGGCGGCGGGGGTGGGCTTGCTGTCGGTGTCGCTGTCGCTGCTGCACGCGGTGAGCGCGGCGCAGGCCGTGATGAGTACGGCGGCTATGGCGGTGCGAGTCATGGGGCTCATGATGTCCGCGCGCAGCCTGGTGTGCCTGGGCTTCGGGGAAAACGGAAAGGCCCGCACTGGGCGGGCCTTCTGTTTCCGGGCATGCCGGATCTGCCGCCGAGTGTGCAGCAAGATCACGCGTTGAGTCAAGCGGTGGCCGCTGTGCGCCTTGCCGGTGACGCTGGCACACCGCATGTGATGGGCGCCACGAAATATCAAGTCGACACGCCGAGAGGTGAAGTAATTGCCGTGCAGCAGAGGTTGAGCCCCACGCTCTAACGTAGTCGTGCACCCCGGAACTGCCGGAGAAACAAAGGGGACCCCTGCGGTGAAGCCTGCTGCCAGGCAATGCGCTTCGCCCGCGGAGTCCCCGCTCGCGTGTACACACCCTCTGTTAGGAGAACTATGTCCACGTCCATCGACGGTACCGCAGGACCGCCAAGCGGCTCCGCCTCACGGCAAAGCAGCCCCGCGCCACCAGTGGCTGCGGGTGCCATCGCGGTCTTCGCATTGTCCTTGATCGCGATCACCGTCCTCGCGCTCACCGGACATGAATCCGCTGCTTGCCTCGTCGCCAGCCTCGGGGGCACATCGGCAGTCGTCGGCACGGTGAGCATCACGGTCAACATCGGCAAGCGGTGAAACGCATGCTGGCCCCGGCGAGGGCCGGGGCCAGCACCTTGCGGCCTCGCGCAAGGTAGACGTCCTGGGAGAGGGGCGGGAGATTCGTGGGAGAGCGCGGGAGACTGTGCAGGTCAGACGGCGGGAGACTCGTCAGGAGTCTCCGACTGGACGCCGAGCGAGGGGAGGCCGTCGAGAGCGGCTCGGGACACCCCTCGCTTCGGCACCCCGTCGACCTTGAGCTTGGGCGCGACGGGGATGCTCAGGGCCTCCAAACGGAGGCGCAGATCGGTCACCTTCCAGCCCCCCGCCTGCCCGTGCTCGTGGAGGTGAGCGAGGAGAGTGGAGAGGTGCACGCCGGGGCGGTCTCCGGTGAGGGTGCGGAGGAGGGTGACGACATCGTCCCGGTCGGGGCCTGACTCCTCCCCTGCTTTCTCCTCTTCGACGGGCCCGTCCTTGGGTTCGCGGGTGAGGGTCCAAGCGGTGCCAGCCCAGAGTGCGGCGAGGCCCCATGTGAGCCACCAGATGCGCACCTGGAGGAGCCGCCAGACGGGCCAGCCGAGCCCGGCGAGGAGCGCGAGGCGCAGGAGGGGGCCGAGCGCGGCCCGCCACCCGGTGAGGTCGTTGCGGCGCCCGCGCGCGACCCAACTGGCGAGGCGCGCGGCGAGGCGGCGGGCGAGGAGGGTGGAGCCGCGCGCGAGGCGGTCGGCGACGCAGAGGAGACGGCGCGAGACTGCGCGGGGAAGGCGGGCCGGGTTCACAGCGCTCCCTCTACCGCGGCCACGATCTGATCGCCGGTCGAGTTGAGGGCAGTGGGGAGCCAGCCGAGGAGGCCCGCGACGCCGGCGGTCAGGAGGAAAACGGAGCCGACGAAGGCGCCGCCCGCGATCCTCTTCTTCTCCTTCGCGCCGCTGCCCTTCCAGGACAGGACGAGGAGGAGGACACCGACCGCGACCACGATGGCGCCCGTCGCGGAGAGACCGACGAGCCGCCCCGAGCTGAGCCCGGCAGCGGAGGAGGCGCCGGTGCCGACGCTCCCCGCCTTCTCGCCGACCGTGTTGGCGATGCCGCCGGTGTGGGAGTGGACCCACCCGAGGATGCCGCCGGGGCAGGAGGCGGCGAGTGCGGCGCCGCCGAAGCCCTTCCCGAAGGACGCGAGTTGCTTCATCTGCCGCTTCCCTGTCCACCAGGGGTAGAGGTTGGCGGCGAGGATGAGGAGGGCGGCGAGGAACCCGCCGATGGTGAGGGTGGTGGTGGCGGTCATCGGGTCACTCCGGTCAGAGCCTGGATCGGGTCCCACCAGTCGAGGACGCCGAGGGCGCCGACGCTGGCGGTGACGAGGATGAAGGTCGGGAGGAAGCGGCTCGCGCTGCGGCGGTAGACGAAGGTCGCTCCGCCGAGGGTGACCCCGGCGATGACGTAGGCGGCGCCGAGCCCGGCCTCCTCGCGGGCGGTGTGCAGGGTGTGGGCCCAGGCGGTGATGGGACTGCTCCCGCCGAGCCACGGAAGCAGCGCGGCCCCGGCGGCAACGGCCAGGCGCCAGGACGCGACCTGCGCCCACAGGCGGGCGAGCGCGCCGGGCCGCTCTTCCTCGACCTCGGCGGGCGGGGCCAGGTCGACGGTGACGCGGACCTCGATCGGCGTGGGCGGGGGGATGGGCACCGGCGGCAGTACGGGCGGCGCGGCGGGCGGGCGGGGAGGCGGGGGCGGGGTGCGCCACGGCGGCGCCTCGCCGGGGAGGGGCGCCCGGCCGGGGAGCGGGGCGCCGCCGGGGATGATCCGGGTCGGGGTGATCGGCGTGGGCTTGTCGGTCATCCGGCGATCCGGGCGGCGCGCAGGTACCGGGCGACGGTCTCGCTCTTCACGTTCGGGTCGGCCGCGGTACGGACGTAGCGGAGAACGGCGTCCGCGTCGTCGAGGCCGGAGTCGACGGCGGTCCGGACCGCGTCCTTCACGGTGAGGCGCTTGCCGGTGATCGGGAGGACATTGTCGCCCTCGTCGCCGTCCGGATCGGGGTCCGCCTTCGCCTGCTCGTCGCGGGCGCGGGCCTGAGCGGTGTCGAGCGCGGCGGTCTCGGCGTCGACGGCGGCCTGCATGCGAGCGAGCTGCCGACGTACGGGCACCATTGCGAGCTGCGCGCTGGCCTTCGCGCGCTGCTTGCCCACCCACTGGGCGGTGAGCGGGTCGAGAGGCTTGGCGTGCTGGCGCATCACGAGAGTCCACCCGCTCTTGGCGAGCAGGGAGATAACGGCGGCGAGCACGCCGACCGCGACCTGCTCCTCAATGACGCCGTGCGTGGCGACGGCGGCCATCGCGACGACGAGCGCGCCGTGCCCGGCCCGCCTGTAGATGCCCGCGCGGTCGGCGTCGTAGCGGGAGAGCCACTCCAGGGCCAGGCACAAGACCCACGCCAGGTCGAAGGCCCCGGCGGCGGCGTACGCGGGGACGGCGGGCGCGGTGCGGTCGAGGAGGTCGCCGATGCTGGTGGTGGACCAGATGATGCTGACCGTGACGAGGAGCGCGGCGGCGGCGGTTACGGCGTTGAGGACGGTGTGGTCGAGGTCGCGGGGCGGCGCGGGCACCTCTTCGTCGTAGTGGGCTTCGACCATCTCGGTCTTGCCGTCCACGGTGTGCGGTACGAGCCGCGAGCGGGGGACGGTGCGGGTCTTCACGGGGTGCTCCTCCGGAGCTGGAAGGGGGCCGCCCCGGTGAGGGGGTGCCGGGGCGGCCGGTCGGTGGGGTGTCAGTCGAAGCGGCGGCGGTCGGCGGCGCGGCGGGACTGTCGCGCGGCGCGGTCCTTCGCGGCGCGGGCGTGGTCGTCGCCGAGGAGGAGGTCGAGCAACTTCACTTCGCGCCGCCCAGGTGCTCGGCGTACGCCTCGCGGGCGGGACGCGCGGCCTCGTAGTCGGCGCGGCAGGCGGCGAGGCGCGCGGTCTCGCGGCCGAGCGCGGCGAGGGCCAGGATGCGGCGGCGGTACTCCCCGGCCGTGACGGGCTCGGTGAGCGCCTGGGTGCGGTCGACGAGGGCGCTGTAGAGGGGGCCGCGGCTGCCGGTGAGGTCGTGGAGGAGAGCGTGCCGGTCGGCCTCGGCGAAGTCGCGCTCGGTGTCGTCGGCGAGCAGCTCGGCGGCGACGAGGAGGAGCGCGCGGATCGCGGCTTCACGGCGGCGGGGGCGGTAGCCGCTCGGGCCGAGCGGTGCGTCGGTACCCTGCATGGGTCATCTCCCTGGTAGAAGCAGGCGGATGGCTGGCCCCGGCCGGGCTTCCACACACCGACCGGGGCCGTTCTGTTGGTGCCGTTCCAGAGTGCACGTTCTGCTTTACAACGTCAAGCAGAACAGGGAGGATGTTGCCGTGCCCAAGAGCCCTGACGCAGAGGGGAGCCCGCGCTTGATGACCATCACTGAGATCGCGGCGGAGCACGGGGTCAGCCGCCAGACGGTCCATACGTACCGGCGGACCGGCATCTTCCCTGCGCCCGTCGAGGGCGAGGGCGGCAGTACGCGGCCACGGTTCCGCCAGGATCAGGTGGCCGCGTTCTTCGAGGCGAACCCCAAGCAGCCGCGTAAGAAGCGCCGGCCCCAGCCCGAGCCACAAGGAGAGCCAGTGACCACGACGACCGATCCCCGGATCGCGATCCTGTCCGACCTGAACGACCCGCCGTACAACTCGGTCGCGGAGAAGCGCTGCGTGCCGTGGGGCGAGGCGGAGAAGCTGCTCGATGCCTACCGGGCGTCCGTCGTCGACGAGGTGGTGGAGGCGCTTACGGCGCGGGCTGGCGAGCTGTCGGCGCAGGCCGAGGAGGAGATGCGCAGCGACCTGGAGGACCAGGCGCAGGTCTGGCACGAGGCGGCCGAGGTGGCGCGGAAGCTCAAGCGGCGGCGGTCCGAGGGGGGCTCATGAGTGCCGACCTGCTTGCGTTCCTCCGCGCGCGGCTGGACGAGGACGAGGCGGTGGTGCGGGCGGCTACGGCGGGCCCGTGGCGGCACGACCCGACGAAGCACCACCGGCTGCCTGGCACGGCCCAGTTCGAGGAGGCCGTGTTCGCCGGACCGCCTGGAAGCGCCGCCACGTGCATCGCGGCCACCGGAGAGACCGGCGACGCGCAGAGCATGGCGGACGCCGCCTACATCGCCCGCCACGACCCGGTGCGCGCCCGCGCCGAGGCCGAGGCGAAGCGGGCGATCGTCGATCGGTACGCCTGGCTGCATGAGCACGGCGACACCGGCGGCGCCGCGTGGGTCCTCCCGCTCCTCGCTCTGCCGTACAGCTCGCACCCCGACTACGACGAGTCCTGGCGGCCCTGACCGCACGCGAGCGCCCCCGCACCGAGGTCCGGTGCGGGGGCGCTGTTGGCTCTTAGGTGAACATTTGTTGGCCTACCACTCGAAGCAGCGTCGCGGCCTTATGCGGGACCGCCCACTCGCCCTGCAACGCAAGGGCGTCGCGCACGTCGGCAAGCTCCTTGCTGTAGACGATCACCAGTACGTTGCCCAACGAGGGGAGTCGGGCTGGAGAGAACGCGAGCCCCTGCTCGCCGAGCCAGCCCTCAATGGACTTCGCGCGGCCTGCCGTGACCCGCTCACATCCCGGCATGTGCTCTTCCTGAAGGGCCTTCATGGATACGGCAACGACATGTTCTTCACGCACGCGTTGCGCGATCGGCGCAAATGACGTCACTTTCTGCCCCTCATTGAATACCAAGAGTGGGCGGACACTCTATCGACGTCACCACCCCAGCCAGGGGCCTACGCCGCGACCTGCCGTCGTTCGCCGAGCGGTAGGGCCGAGCAGCGCGCCCGTGGCTCGGTGCGCGGGCGCTCTCGTGCCGTCCTTGACCCGCTACTCTCCCAACCTGCGTGACGACATGTTGGGAGAGAGTTATGGACCGAGCAGAACTCAAGGCGAAGGTCGACGAGCTGATGCGCCAGTACGAC